CTACTGTCAAACCGCCTTTAGCATGCCCACCTTTTTTCATTGTAGCAATTTTGCCTGTAGGCTTGCCAATGATTGGTGTATTAGCTTTTGCTGGCAAATTAGCAACTTTAGATTCTGGAATTGCGCCTTTGTTGGCCATCCCACCTTTGGCATAGTGATGCTTTTTAGCAACACCGCCTTTTTTCAAATGATTAGCTTCAGCTTCGCCGTGCATGGCAATCCGCTTATGCATGTTAATAGGTTCAGACATTTGGGTTTCCTCCTAAATTGGATTGAATTTGGTTTTGAGCTTCAAGAACCGTTTGCAGTTGCTCATGTTGCAATTGGGCCGCATCCCTGCTAATCTCTGCGGACTTAATTCTCTCGGCTGTTAGGTTATCTTCACTGTTCATGACAACTTGAGCTTGTAACTTGGCTTGTCTTTCACGGCTTGCATCCTGCGCCTCTTGTGCACGCAACTGAACATCGGCTTTATCCTTAGCAGCTTTCCGTTGTGTCTCAGCCATAGAAGTTTGGACCAAAGCTTGAACAGATGGGTCCTGAGGAGGTTTCGGTTGCAACTGCTGTAAGGTCTGTATCATCTGCTGTATGTTCTGCATAATCGATTGCAGGTTTTCAGCGTCAGCATCCACATGTTTTGCACTAATTGCCAATAATTGTTGTGCTTTTGGCATAATTCTTTGCACTTTCAATGCATCGAATGGTTTTCCTAGTGCAGTTGATGCATATGCATCAATCTGGTTTAAATACCACATATTTAAGTGCTCTTTTGCATGCTCGAGCATCTCGGGTATGAACTTAGGCGCCATAATTGGGTTCGAACCAAAAATCGGGTTAAGCGCATACAACAGATGGGTCTGCAGATGTGAAAGATGGTCTTGTTGAGGAAACGCACCTACTGGCTTACCCATTGACATGGCGACATTTTCCAAAGCCGGGTTCATATCCCTTACTTCTTCAGGATCTGGCAATACTGCATTAATATCAGGCAACTTAATTTGCTTCAGAATCCGTTTCTCAACTTGCAGCCTGTCATAGAGGTCAGGGTTTGCCTGCGCTCTAGCGGCTAATGTCTGAATTTGTGCATACCGTTGCGATTCAGCAAAGATATGTGGGTCAGACACAGGAATAATGTCAGAATTAATCTTAAAGTCATCAACAGAGATTGGAATGTCTTTTACAATCTCATTTTTGTGCTGTTCGTCAAGATACCAACGGTTAATCCTTGCTAAGACTTTCAATACTCTACGCTGACTGTCATGCAGTCTAGCATGAATTGAGCTAAAGACCGCCGCACCTTGCTCAATCAATGCCTGAGCAGTTCCAACAGGCATCTGGCTGCTAGCATCAGCAATCTTCTCTTCAGAAGTTGTGACCACGCCTTTCGCAGCATCTGTTAACCAGCCAAGTAACTGGAACAGAACCGGTGAAGGTTGTGGGAAAGGCACTTGCATTGCAATCTTACGAATATCATCAACACCAGGAGCCCCTTCAATCTCAGCAACTTGTGTTGGCTCAATGACTGTGGTTTGTCCAGAGATCTTGCCGCCTTTTAGCTTTAGCATTGTAGGCGCAGTCACAATGTGAGCTGAATCTAATAATGCACGTAATGCTCCTGTAAGGGCTGCGGACAATCCGCCAATGAGATGAGGGAGACCAATCGCATATGCTCCCCTCCAAGGTATGAACTTGAACTCAATGAGCCAATCCAGTTTAGCCATTGTTTCATCGCCATCCTCCCAGTTACGATACAAGCCTACAACGGCTCGTTCATTCTCATCAATCATTAGTTTATACGGGGCTCTACTACCCTGACTAAACTTATCATCATCAAGCTCCATCCATGTGTCAATATGAAACACTCTACGGACACCGTCAATGTTGATGCTCTGTGATGTTTTACCCTCAATCTTATTCGTTGCTTTTTGTGGTTTTGTTTCATCAGGCTCTTGTGATACTCTATAAATATCAAGATCCCTATACAAACCTGATTGCACACGCAGCTCATACATCTCTTGCGTGATGTCTTGCACCTCTGTGACTCGGCTGGCTGTATAAAAATTAGCAGCCGCAAAAGGTAAGTACACATTGTCAATAGGCACAAACTCAGCACATGGGCGTTTCTTTTGCTCATCCCACCACAGCTTTAGATACTGACTGCCACCAAGCGGCAACTGTGTGAACATTTGTTCTTGTTCGTCGCGATACTCTTCGATCTGCTCAGTTAACTGCCAGTTCATGTAATCGCGCTTGTTATCAGCTCGGGCAATTTTTTCTTCAGTGGCTTCCCCAATAATCTTAGATCTTACAGGGCCGTCTGGTGGAAATAACTCTTTAATTGCTCTTGCCGCAAAATCCACACAAGCCTCAGCCATCACAGGGTGCACAACTTTAGATGCACCCATAAACTGTGCACCTCCTGGTGCATCATGCCCTAAGCCAGTACGACGGATTCCATCCTCATACTGCTTGTCGCGGTCTGAACGTGCCTCTTTATCTTTCTCGATCAAGTCGAGATACTTCATTGCAATAGTATTAAGCTCTGAAATATGAATCGTATCGGCTAAGTTCTCATAAAAGTCAGGCGCTTCCTCTGGGCCTTTAAGATGATCTAAATGTACGATTGCTGAACCATCAGGAAGCTCCTCAACATCAGACATCTCATCCATGATCTCATACAATGACTCTTCTTCAGCTTTGTCATCATCCTCGGTTGTATCGATAAACCGATTAAAGTCTTGAGGGATTGGCATTTCGGTGGCCATTATGTGCCTTTCGTGAGTGTATTGTATGAGTTAATAGCCAGAGCTGTCAATAAATTTTTCAATGTCTTTATTGTCAAAGAATCTTGGAACATGATCTTTGACAAAATTGTTAAAAGGCTGGTTAAAAAGTTTATTGTACTTCTTATAAAGATTTCTTGCTTGTTGTACAGTTAATCCGGCAGTTTGTGCTTCGGCATTGAACGATAGTGGTTCATGATTAAGAATGGTTTCATATGGAAAACCTTGCTCATCCATGTCCCACTTCCCACCTAGATCTTCAATGTCACCTGCAAGGTCATGACTCCATTCCATTATTTTTTCTCGCTTTGCTTCTTCTACTGCATCTGTAAAGCGGTTTTCAAGATGAGGATGATCAATCATAAATCTATCAATTGATGAAGTGCTATTAGAATCATACAAACGGCTGAGACGCAAAGCTAATGTATCCACGTTTCGAATAGGCGTAGTATTTAACCATTGCTTCATGGCCGGAATGTCTTCATCATTAATTTGCTTGTTTTCTTTACCGGCTAATTGTCTAATGTCGTATCTGCCACCTTTTAAAGGTGCTTGCTGCATAAAATTACTAAAGTCTTTATCTTTATTTGTTAAGTCTAAAATAAAGTCTGTAGTGTCGACAGCATTCATTAAGCCGCTTAGAAAGCTTTTCTTTTCGTTTTCAGGCAAAGTTTCAGTATAGCGTTTAAAAAGAACATCTGGTGAATCAGGGGCTTTACCGGTTTCAATCGTTGCTTTGGCTTCACCATTAGGTCCTCGAAGAGAGAAGTACTCAGCTTCTCCATTTCTAAGATCATCCGCATACCTTCTGCCATGGCCAAGCTGATTATTCTTAATCTTGTTTGGCATCATGCCTGTATGCGGCTCAACCATAGGGACAAAACGGTTTGGATAATCACCAATACCATGAGAGCATGAACCCATACAGTGGTTTAGATCTTTTGTGTCAACCGACATCTGTCTTGTTGCATACTCTGGATCTTTGTCAAAAAACTCTTTATCAAACTTGATCATTTTAGAGCCGTCAGGATAGCTAATATTAGCCGGCAGCTTATAGTGCTCATCTTGACGCCACTTGGCATACGCAACTGGATCTCTGTTTAGTTTAGCAAAGCCTGAATTCTCTTCTTTATGAAGCATTCTGGCCACAGTCTCGACCGGATGCTTTGTGTAATTCTCTTTAGTGATCGTGCCATCATGAATACCGTCAAAGACACGCTGAGCAATTTGGTCAAGCCCGAGAGTTTCAAATGCCGTGTTATTCTGTACTAAGTCATAGATAGGCGTGTCTGGATCTAGCTTACTAAGATATGGATAATCAGTAAATTCATCCGCACCTTTGCGCTTTAAGTGTGAATCAACAATATGCGCGGGTATTGCATCAAGCATTGTGTCAGATGCATTCTCAACATTTCTTCCAGTGGGTGTTGTCGTGGTGACACTGCCATTATTTGTGATTCTATTTATGTCAGCATCATTTTCTAAAAGATCAGTTATCTCCTCATCAGGCTTTTTACCTATATGAATATTTTCTTCTTCAGCTAGTTTTACCAATGGGTCCGTCTTAACACCTGTGCCTAATTGCTTAGTGATGTAGTTCATGTAAGGACCCTGCACCCAGTTATGCCATGTGTCCATTCCTTTATTGTCTAACCTACCTGGTGAACGATCCCCGGATCCCCAGTCTTTTAGTGCTTCAATGTGCTGACCAAGCTCGCCATGAGCGCCTAAGTTCTTAGTGCCTGATACTATATACTCAGGAGAATATGTCATGTCGGCAAGATCTTTCATGAAATTGCCGCCCTTTGGCTTCATCATTCCAGCCATGCCCATCTCGGCCCCACCTAAGCCACTGCCAGAAAATGACAGGGCAATTTGCTCAGGTGTAGGAACTGGTAAGTTCTTTGTGTAGCCTACAGGATCTTGCACAAAGTTCTTAATGTTTGTCGGAATCTGAGCAAGAGTGTTAAACTGGCTTTTTACACTATTAATCAAGTTGTCAACATAACTTGAATTTTGATTCTGCGGCTGCTGCAGAGCAGAGATTTGCGATTGCAAAAATGCACGTGGATTTGCTGAATTTGCTACGTTTAATTGAGCTTTCATCTGAGGAATGCTCGGTTCGTACGACATAGCAGGTACAGTGCTAGTGGATGAATCATCCCACTCGTCATTCTGCATACGGGTTAACCCTTCTAGGCTTAGTATCATCTACGTAGATGTCTGGGTCATTATACACGTAGTCTAGCACGAGAAAACCAGTATCACGCAAATATCTAAGTGCTTGACTGGTTGCATCCACTAAGTCATCATGTCGGACTTCAGGGAATGCGCACAACTGATTTAACAGCGGATCGGCCCAATCACGAGCCATGCCCTCTCTAGTTTGTGATTCCGGCACGTACACAAGACCCTTCTGTATAAGCGGCGCTACAATATTCAATCTTTGAGTTTTGTCTGCGTTTCCGGGGTTATAGCCACGCACAGGCAGCCCTGAGCGCTGCAGATCTTGAATGAGACTTATGCCGGCAGACTTATCTTCAATAAGTATCAGATCAACTTTCTTGCCGTGACCCCACTCATCTTCGTCACCGTAAATTGATGCAAACTCATCTATCACACGTCTGCGTAAGTCCGGGTACTTGATATGCTCGTCCCAGCAGTCAATCAACATGACTGACATCGGCTTGTCATCACTCGGCTTAAAGATGCCCCACACTGTGCAGGCCGTCGGATCATTCACCGTCTTGTCAGATGTCGCGCAATCATAACTTTGTATCACGTATTGGAACTGTGGCAGCGGACGATCTGAATCCCATAGCTTGAACCAGTTGCGCTTAACAATACCGGCTTCTTCAGGGTCGATAATCTCGGCATGAATTTCTTGGCGCCCGAGTGTTGTTCCTTCGTATTGTAAGATCTGTTGTTGAAAAGTCGGCGCCAAGTTTTTAAGATTGTCATAGGTTGAAGCCGAAGTGTATATGACGTCCTGGCCGTCCCTCTCAACAAGGTCCATGATCAGCGGCTTAGGTTTCGGTGTCGTAGTGCAAATTAGTTTGGGCTGGGTGCCGAGTCGCATGCCGAATTGCAGCATGTTCCAAGCTTCGTCAAGGTAGATCCAAGCAGCAAGTTCGTCAAGCCAGCCTCCGTGAAATTGAGGGCCGCGAAATCGTTCTGGTTCTGATGCTGGGATGCCCTTGAGAATCGATTTGTTGACAAGCGTAATCTCGTGCAGAGACTTACTATAATTTTCGATCAGCTCCTCAGGGATTACGTTCATTAGTCCTGAGTCTCCTTCGAAACAGACGTCGCGTACGTCACTAGAAGTCGGTGCAGAGACTAGCCATCTGGTCTTTGGTTTCGTCCAAGCTTCCCACCACACCCATTCAGCCGCGCAACGAGTTTTCCCAGCGCCTCGACCAGCGAGCAAGAGCCAAATATTCCACCATTCGCCTTTGGGAGTAATTTGATGATTGCCAGCTTGCAGTAGCCAGCGATTTCGCGCTTTCATCGCCGCTTTCCACGGCACAGAGGCTAAGTTTAAGTTGGGGCCAGCTTTAAGTTTCTGTGCGACAAGCTCATTGATCTGCTGAGCTACTGTCATTTTGTCTCGCGCTTAGAATCTCGTTCATGAGCTCTTCGGCAAAATCGTGTACCATGTCAACTTGAATTGCGCCGTCATTTTTGCCCGTAACTTCCAGCTTGCTGTTTTCGCGATACTTGTGCGGAAATCTCGCTGCCATAGACCTTCCCCACAGAGCTGTGTTCAGACGGTTCGTACCCGGTCCTTCGATCATATGGTCTAAAGCCAATCGCTCAAAGAACAGCATCTCTTCTTTCTTAGCTTCATCTAAGGCCAGTAAAAAATCTTCATGCTCTTCGGCCCAATTGATAAGTGTTTTCCACGTAATGCCAAGTTCGGATGAGATTGCCTCGCGGCTAAGACCCTTTTTGCCGCAAGCAATTGCTATTTCGCAATACTCCGGCTTATATTTGGTAGGGCGACCAACGGGATTTTTTGGTGTATTCATGAGCCAGATTGTACAACAAATCTCTGACAAATGTACAACTACTGGAAGATACAAAGATACAAAAATGCAAAAACCAAATTGTATCCAGATCAGTAAGCCGCTGTTAGCTCTCGTTGGAAAGATACAAAGATACAATTCTGTCAGAAACTCTTATAGACAGTGTGTATATGTATATATTAATTTATTATGTTTTTAAATAGAATTATGTATCTTTGTATCTTTCTTGCGAGACCTAACAGCGGCTTACTGTTTCGTACACAAAAATTGTATCTTAAGATACAAAATTTGTATCTTTCATAAATTCTGGTTCGTAATTCTCTGTACCGCGATACCACACCATTGACATGATATTACGTTTGTAACGATAATATTCTCTGTAGCCTTCAATCGAAGATTCTCGTTTGCATTCATCCGGCATGCATTGGGGAGGATCTTGCCAAAGTAACGGCAAGCTGAACATTTGCTTTGGGGCTGCATAGAGTTCGTGACTGAACATAGATTCGCAGACATGATTTTTGTTGTACCTGCGTCTGTATTCTTTGCATAAGCTATGACCTAACGTAGCTGCATAGTCATAGTGTAGTCTCGAGCTACGAACCCACTTGTTAGAAGGGTGATTAACATGTGTGGGTTTGTACTTAACAGTAGTTTCTGGATCCCAGACATGATGAGCAGTAGATAGCAATTGTGCAGTCTCAACGATCATCTTAACTACATGTTTGTCGCAATGATACAAAGCTGCAATTTGTGGTACTTGGTGCAAAAAGAATATGTTCATGTGCCACCTATTAAATATAAACTTCTGGTTGTCTGACATTTACAACATAGCCTAAAGCTCTGATTTGCTTAATAACAGCTGGGACAAGTGTCGTAGTACCGGCGATAGATGCAAAGAGTTTTGCATTGTCACAAACTGGATAGATGGTTTGTTTGCCGTAAATTGTTTTGATTTCGATTGTGATTTGCATTTTGTATACCTCTGTTTTCAAGTTTAGAATTTAAGTAACTTTTGTTTTCAAATACTATGTTTAATATTTGTCAACAATTAGATTATACTATATCTATCAAATAAAACACTAAAATAAAAAATATTTTTAAAATTTACAAAATAAATGTGTACTAAGTAAAAAACCTAGTATAATAAACTCATGGCAACAAAACAGCCATAACAAGCAACTTAACTTCTTAACTTGAAAACAAAGGTATACAAAATGGAAAAAATCAAACTAACTAAATCAGATGCTATTGCACAAATTATCAATGATTTAATTGAGGCCGGTGATATCGAAGAGTTGTTTTACGACATTATGATGGGTACAGAAAAACCAGTTCATCAATGGAAAGTTAGTGCTATGAAAGATCACTTCGAGTATATTCATGACCAAGAACTAACTATCATTAAGGAGTAAATTATCATGCAAAATATCGAATTTCACGGTCAAATCAAAGACCAATCAATGCAAGCTTTGAGATATGAAGATGGTTCTCATTACGTCATGAAAGCCATCATTCAAACTTTGGTTAATAAAGGTTACACA